TTTATGAACGTATTATGTTAACTTATAAACAAACCTTTTTGAGAGGATAAAGCGATGGCATTTCAAGTATCACCAGGAGTTCAAGTCAAGGAAATTGACGCGAGTTCCGTAGTACCCGCCGTTTCTACCAGTATTGGTGGATTCGCTGGGTCATTTAATTGGGGTCCGGTTGGCCAAGTTATATCTGTAGGTTCTGAAAAAGATCTTGCAAATACATTTGGAACACCAGACGACAATACTTTCTTATACTTTCTAACTGCAGGGTCATTTTTAAAATATGGCAATGCATTGAAAGTAGTCAGAGTAGCTTCCGGTCACGACAACGCGACGGCAGACGGCTCTGGTCTTTTGATAAAAAATGATGACGATTATATTAACAATAGCTATGGTACTGGAGCAGGTAACGTAGGACAATGGGCAGCAAAATTCCCAGGCGTTCTAGGTAACAGCTTAAAAGTAGAAATGGTTACAGCCGATGTTTCCACATCAAACTTTAATGATTGGGCATTCCAAGGACAGTTTGACGGTAAACCAGGAACATCTGATTATGCAACTAACCTAGGCAGAGGCGCTAGCTTTAACGATGAAATTCACGTTATTGTTATCGACGAAGACGGGCATTTTACTGGAACAGCTAATACTGTTTTAGAAACTTTTGCCTTTATGTCTATTGGTTCAGATGCAAAAGCAAACGATGGTACAAGTAACTATTATGTAGACGTTGTTAACGCTCAATCTAACTATGTTAGATGGATGGACCATAACACATCATTGACTAGTGCAGGTAGCGCAATCTCCGGATTGAGTTCTTTAAGTGGAACACTTACTGCAGTAGATACCGACAGTCTTTCTGGCGGCTCAGACGATAACGCACCAACAACTGCAGAACTTGCATTAGGTTACGACCTTTTGGAAGATTCAGAAACAGTTGATGTTAACTTATTGTTTGCAGTACCAGATGCAAATGGCTCTAATACAATAGCAAATGATCTTATTTCAATAGCCGCGGCTAGAAAAGATTGTATGGCTTTTGTATCACCACCAATTGCAGACACACAGGGTTCTTCTACTCCTGCAGCAGATGTAAAAGTCTTTGCAGATTTATTAACATCAAGTTCTTACGCAGCATGCGATTCAACTGCGGTATATGTCTATGATAAATACAATGACAAATACCGATGGATTGGAGCAGCAGGCCACGTGGCTGGACTTTGTGCTAATACAGATCAAGTAGCAGATGCATGGTTCTCACCAGCTGGTGTAAATCGTGGTCAACTATTGGGTGTTACTAAACTAGCACATAACCCAACACAAGCTGATAGAGATACTCTATATAAAGCTAGGGTTAATCCATTAGTGTCACTACCCGGTCAGGGAACATGTCTTTTCGGAGACAAAACTTTATTAAGTAAGCCTTCATCATTCGATAGAATTAATGTAAGAAGATTATTTAATACATTAGAAAAAGCAATCTCTACTGCAGCTAAGGCTCAGTTATTTGAATTCAACGATGAATTTACAAGAGCTCAGTTCAAGAATTTAGTTGAACCGTTTTTGAGAGATGTAAAAGGACGTAGAGGACTAACAGATTTCTTAGTCGTATGCGATAATACTAACAACAACAGTCAAGTAATTGATAGTAATCAATTTGTAGCTGACATCTTTGTCAAGCCTTCAAGATCGATTAACTTCATTACACTTAACTTTGTAGCCACGAGATCAGGGGTCGAATTTACTGAGATCGCTGGTACTTCGGCGTAATAGGAGAATAACATGGCAATTTTAGGAGTAGACGATTTTAAATCTAAACTTACAGGCGGTGGTGCTAGAGCCAATTTATTTAAGGCAACAGTAAATTTTCCAAGTTACGTTAATAGCGATGTCGAATTGACTTCTTTCTTATGTAAAGGAGCTTCACTTCCAGCATCAACTATTGCATCTATCGAAATTCCATTCAGAGGCCGTAAGCTTCAGATGGCAGGTGATAGATCATTTGAACCATTATCATTGACTATAATCAATGATGCTAACTTTATTGTTAGAAATTCATTTGAGCAGTGGGCTAACGGAATTAATAACTTCTCAGAGAATACTGGTCTTGCTAATATGAATGATTATATTGCAGACGTAGTAGTCGAACAGCTTAATAAAGCTGGTGAAGTTGTTAAGAAGTATGACTTTAGAGGTTGTTGGCCTTCAAGTATTTCAACTATCGATGTAAATTACGATACTGAAAATACTATTGAAGAGTTTACAGTAGAGCTTCAAGTTCAATATTGGGAATCAAATACCACTTCTTAGAAGTAGTATAAATAATAATAGACGAGGGGAAACTGTTTCCCCTCCGATATTATGGAGTAAATGATGGCAGATTTTTTTGGATTCGAGATAAATAGGAAAAGAAATAGGACAGATGATCTTGTTTCTATAGTTCCATCCACGGAAAATGATGGCGCGGGTGTTATAAACTCGGGTGGTCACTTTGGACAGTACCTCGATCAAGATGCCGATAAGGCAAAAAATGAAGTTGACCTGATTATTAAATACAGGGATGTCGCTGCGCAACCAGAATGTGATGCTGCTATTGAAGACATTGTTAACGAATCAATTGTGGGCGACCATGATGAATCACCTGTTAATATTATATTAGATAAACTAGAGATCTCTGATAAGATCAAAGATACAGTTAGAGAAGAATTCGATACAATATTATCGTTAATGGGCTTTAATCAATATTCACATGATATATTCAGAAAGTGGTATATTGATGGTAGGTTACCATATCACGTTATTATAAATGACAAGAATCCTAAAGCAGGAATCAAAGAATTAAGGTACATCGATCCTACACAATTACGTAAAATAAAAGAGATCGAAGAAAAGCAAGATCCAAAAACTGGTGCAACGCTTATTACTAAGCAAGAAGAATACTTCTTATTCCAAAATAAGAGAATGAACCAGTCAGATCAAGGGATTAAAATCCACCCAGATTCAATATTATATGCTACATCAGGAATGCTAGATGCAAACCGTGCTAGGATATTATCGTATTTACATAAGGCTATTAAGCCAGTTAATCAGTTAAGAATGATGGAAGACTCTTTGGTTATCTATAGAATAAGTAGAGCACCAGAAAGAAGAATCTTTTATATTGACGTAGGTAACTTACCTAAGGGTAAAGCAGAAGAATATCTACGTAATATCATGAACCAATATAGAAACAAATTGGTATACGACGCTCAGACTGGTGATATTAAAGACGATAAAAAACATATGTCAATGTTGGAAGATTTCTTCTTACCTCGTAGAGAAGGTGGAAGAGGTACTGAAATTTCAACTCTACCTGGCGGAGAAAATCTTGGTCAGATAGATGACATCATATATTTTCAAAAGAAATTATATAAAGCTCTTAATGTGCCTGTTAATAGGTTAGATCAAGAGAATCAGTTTAGCTTAGGTAGAAGTACCGAGATATCTAGAGATGAAGTTAAGTTTAAGAAATTCATTGATAGATTAAGAAAAAGATTTTCCGATGTGTTTATGCAAGCACTTAAAACTCAGTTACTACTAAAGGGTATTATTACTCTACAGGACTGGGATGAATGGAAAGAAAGTATTGTTTTTGACTTTATTGAAGATAACTATTTTAGTGAACTAAAAGAAAGTGAAATGATAAGAGAAAGGTTCGACCTTATTTCTTCTGTTGATGAATACGTTGGTAAGTATGTATCAAACGAATGGGTAAGAAAGAACATATTGCGTCAAACTGATGACGATATAGAAGAAATGGGTAAACAAATCGAACAGGAAAAGGCAGATGAGCCTGATGATGAAGACGACGATTTAGACTATTAAGCTTCTAGAAAAATTAATAACTATAAATATATAAAGAACAGGAAATAATTATGACAGTAGAAACATTGATAAAAGATTTACAAAGCGGTGACAAAGTCGCTGCACAAGCAAGCTTTAATGCCACTATGGCTAATAAGCTTACACATGCTATAGATGCTAAGAAAATCGAAGTAGCAGGATCTCTAGGTAAGGTACCAGAGACCGAAGAAGAAGGTTAATTTAATAGGTAATCTATGAAACTAATATCAGAATACGTCAGTCAACCATTTGACGTACTAATAGAAAAAAATGAAAAAGGCGAAAAGAACTTCGTAATCGAAGGCGTCTTTATGCAGGCCAATAAGAAGAATAGAAATGGCCGAGTATATGATAAAACAATTTTAGAAGCTGCAGTTGGCAAATATGTCAGCGAGCAGGTTTCACAAGGTAGAGCAGTTGGAGAGTTAAATCATCCAGAAGGACCAACTGTAAACCTTGACAAAGTTTCACATAAAATCACAAAGCTGGAATTCAGCGGAAATGATGTTATGGGAAAAGCATCAATACTTAATACTCCTATGGGTAATATCGTTAGCGGTTTACTTGAAGGCGGGGTTAAGCTTGGTGTATCAAGGCGTGGTATGGGAACTCTTGAGAACAGAGGAGGCGTTATGTATG